GAACGGTACATTCTCTAACCAGTTGTCTACAGCCGCAGTGTTGTCACAGACTTCTTTAGAGCAAATGTTGATCCAGATTCGTCAAGCTGTTGACAACAACGGTAAGCGTATCCGTTTGGTTCCACGTCAATTGATCGTGGCTCCTGGTAACATTTTCCAAGCTGAAGTTTTGTTGAAATCTGTACTTCGTACAGGTAACGCAAACAACGACATCAACCCAATCAAGTCTATTGGCTTGCTTGACGAAGGTGCCGCAGTTCTGTCACGTTTGACTTCATCTACCGCATGGTGGGTACAGACAGACGCTCCAGAAGGCTTCAAGCTGTTAATGCGTCGTCATCTTGAGAAAACCATGGAAGGTGATTTCGAGACTGACTCTATGCGCTACAAGGCTACTGAGCGTTACGACATTGGGTACACAGACCCACGTTGTGCGTATGGTACACCTGGCGTATAACCAAACAGGGCTGGTGTAAAAAGCCAGCCCTTTTTTCTAATCTGATCAAACTTTTCAGGGAGTAAAGATCATGCCTCAGTTTTCCGATGATATTTTCCTAGGCCCAGCACAGGGCTATGTAGGAACCAACCCCAACAACAACTTCCAAGACCCAGCTCCGATGGACTTGGGTTTCGGCCCCATGGGTCGCGTTTACTTGTTGGATGAAACCCCAGCTACCGTGACCACTGCTGCAGTGTTGGCCGCAAAGACACCTACTGTCGCCACCACTTACAGTGGCACTCAGTTGGCCACCGCTGCCGCTGCTGCTGGCACCACGTCTGTGACCCGTTCTGATGGCACTGTTGTGCTTCAATTGGATTACCCACGTGCCGTGTCGTTGACAGTTGGCTCGGGTTCGCCCACCGCATCGAACGTGACCATTTCTGGCTTCGACTATTACAACCAGCCGATGTCTGAAATCATTCAGACTGGTACCACACAGTCGACCACTGTGAACGGTCGCAAGGCTTTCTTCCAGATCTCTAGCGTTGCATTCTCAGCCGCCACTGCTGTGGCCGTGTCTGTTGATACAACCAAGATCATGGGCTTGCCTGCCAAGGTGACTGATGCTGCTTACGTGCTGACTTCCAAGTTCAGCGCAGGCACCATTGACAACACTTCTGGCGTGACTGTTGGTTTGGGCGGCGGTTCTACCACCTACTCGACCCAAGCAATCACCAACTTCACGGCTGCCACCCCCGGCGTTGCCACCGTGGCCTACTCGCCTCCCAGCGGCACTTTGGTGACGTTGACTGGCGCCTTGGGCACTTTGACTGGTGTGTCGTTGAACACCACCTACTGGTGGACGAACTTGTCTGGTACCACTGGCAAGCTGTCGACCACTCAGGCCAACTATTTGGCTGGCACTTACGTGGCCACCAGCGGCACGACCATCACCTCTGGTATGAACTTGGTTCCATCCAGTGTGTCCACCCCTGTTACCCCTGACGTTCGCGGCACTTACGCAATCTCTGGCACCCCAGATGGTTCTAAGCGCTTGCTGATCAGCATGGGTTTAACCGCAATTCAGGTCGGCCCCAACGCTACCCGCGCTGGTTTGCTTGGCTCTGATCAAGCCTAATAGGAGGCCAAAATGGGTCAATTCAAACCAATGGTCAAAATGATGACCACTGAGCCTTCGGTGATTCTGAAGCTCAAAAAAGGCGGCAAGGTCGAGAAAAAGGCTGACGGCGGCTTCATGCCAATGCAGTCGACCATGCCTGCTGGTTTGCCTGCACGTGGCGGCATGATGCCATCTGCAAGCCCTATGAAGCCTTCATTGGCTGCCCGTCGTCGCGCTATGAACCCCAACTTCGCCAAGGGTGGCAAAGTTGAGAAGCACGAAGACGCAGCCCAAGATCGCGCAATGATCAAGAAGGCTTTGGCTGGCAAGAAGTTCGCTTCTGGCGGTGAAATCGACAGCGCTGAAACCAAGACCACCATCAAGGGCAACGCAGGCAAGTTTCTGAAGACCAAAGTGGTTGACGGCGATAAAGCCGACAAGGCACACGGCACTGGCAAGGTAACTGAAGGCAAGCCCGGCGGTTACAAAAAAGGTGGCAGTGCTGGCGTTGGACGCGCTATTGAAGGCAACGAAGGCAAGTTCACCAACAACAACGTGAATGATGGCGACAAGTTTGATCCTGCTCATGGAACTACTGGCGTGCGCGAAAGCAACGCTGGCGGCTACAAGAAGGGTGGTTCAACAAAAAAAGCCTACGCCACGGGGGGAACTGTTGACACAGGCAAGGCAGTAAAAATGCCGAAGCACTTTGTCAGCCGCCCCGTGGCCAACAGCCTGCAATCTGGCACCTTTAAAAAAGGTGGCAAAGTAAAAAAGTATGCTGACGGGTCTTCCGTGAAGCCTGTGGATGATGCAAAAGCGATTTCAGACAAAGCAAGCCGTGAGCTTGAAGAAGCGCTGAATCCTTTGAGCATGATCAAAGAGGGTTACGGAAAGATTCGGGATTACTTTACTAGCAAGCCAGAACCCGCTGGGAGCGTCACCAAGACTGAGAAATCGGTCACGGTGTCACCTAAAAAGCGCGGCGGTAGAGCGTAAACTAGCGGGGACTTTAATGTCCCTGCTTTCTTTTTCAAGGTAAATCATGTCACAACTTGTTGTCAATACAGGCCCATCGTCCTCTACGGACAATCAATTGCGAACACAACTTGCTGTTCGTTCCGCAGCATATGATCCAGTTGATAAATTGCGCGTGTCTACGCCTCAAGCATTGATCGACACCGACTTTGAATATGGCACACAGCCAACCAAGTGGGAGTCAATTGGTCTGCAAAACAACCGTCAAAGTTGTTACTACATTTCTCAGTCGCCATTTGTGATCACTGGCATCACTGGCGCCAACACATTGAACGGTGGCTTCACATTGGCAGGAACATTTGCCCTGACCACTGGTGACATCATCTACGTTCAAAACTCATTAAACCCTGATTGCAATGGTTGGCTGTATGTGTCTGCTGGTGGCACAAACACCGCCACCATCCAAACAGCAGTGGGAACAACAATCCCAAACACCAATTTTTACAATGCCGCAGGCACGTATGTCTACAAAGGATACTTTTATTCATCGTGCGGCATCAACCTGACTGGCACCACCGCCGTCACATACGCCACCACCACCATCACCGTGACCACAACAGGCGTCCATGGTTTGAATGCTGGTAGCTTGGTCTATGTGGTTGGCCTGACTGCGTCCACCAATGCACCGAACGGCGCATATGTTGTGGCCACCGTGCCCACCGCCAACACCTTCACCTACACCGTTGCTGCAGCTCCCACGGGAACGATTGGCACCACTGCTGGTGCGACCAACATCTATGCCCGTCCTGCTGGCTATGTTGAGACACGCACTTTTGATGGTGGCGTGGCATTCTCTGCTGGCTCTTCTGTTCCAAACCAACAGTTGATTCGTCAGACTCGCCGTTACTTCCGCTACCAGTCCGGCAAGGGCATCCAGTTCTCGACTGGCTCTTCTTTGAAGCCGTACTTGTTCAACCCATCATTGGCCGCAAGCAGCACGGCAATTGGCGCAACAGTTACCGTCACCACTCAACTTCCTCACAACCTGACCACAGGCACCGTGGTGCAAGTGGCTGGCGTTGATCAAACGGGCTACAACGGCAACTTCACCATCACTGCAACTGGCGCCACCACATTCACTTATGTGGCCACCACGGCCCCTGCAACCACCACCGCGACTGGTTTGAACATCAAGGTCAGCCCATTCAGCTGGTATGGCTCAAGCAACCGCATCGGCTTCTTTGATCAGCAAAACGGCTTCTTCTTTGAGTTTGATGGCCAGACCTTGTATGCGGTGTTGCGCAGCTCCACCACGCAGATCAATGGTCGCGTCACCGTGACTCAAGGCTCTGCAACCGTGACTGGCACCAACACCCAATTCAGCTCTCAACTCAAGCCCAACGACTACATCGTGATTCGCGGACAGTCGTACAAGGTGATTTCCATCACCAGCGATACTGACTTGAAGATTTCGCCCGAGTATCGTGGCGCAACACTCAGCCAAGGCGGAGCAATTGTTTCCAAGACCATCGACACTCGCACGCCTCAGTCTCAGTGGTTTGACGTATGTGACGGAAGCAACAGCATCAACAACCCGTCTGGATACAACCTCGATTTGACCCGCATGCAAATGTGGTACATCGACTACTCATGGTACGGCGCTGGCTATGTTCGTTTTGGTTTCCGTGCCAAAGACGGTGCGGTGACTTATGTGCACCAAATCCAAAACAACAACGTCAAGTACGAAGCCTACATGCGTTCAGGCAACATGGCCGCTCACTATGAGTCGAACAACCAGTCGTTGGCGACCATCATTACTTCGTCTGTTGCAACTGGCGACACAACTTTGAACGTGGCCAGCACTGACAGCTTTGCTCCTTCTGGAACCTTGAAAGTTCAGGCAAGCGGCACATCTGGCGTGGTCGAGTACATGACCTACACGGGCAAGACATCAACCTCGTTCACGGGCTTGACTCGAGCAACAACAGGTGGTGCGGCAACCGCTCAAGCGTTCACGTACTCTGCAACTGCACCTGTGGCTGTTGAATACGCGACACCAGACACTGCGGCCGCCTTGTCGCACTGGGGTTCATCTGTGATCATGGATGGTCAGTTCAACGACGACAAGTCTTTGATCTTCAACTACGGCACGAATGCCCAGTTGACCTTGGCCACTTCGACCACACAAGTGACACCTTTGTTGGCAATCCGAAT